ACCGTTGTAGAAAATGGATTGCGGTGTCCAGGACATGACGGGGGCGGGGAGGCGGAGAGACGGGATACGGAGAGAACGAGCGCGGACGTGCTCTGTCAACATGGTGTAGACAGTGGCATAACTCTCATCCTCGACGTACGGGAGTGCGATCATTTGGTCAGCAAATGAACGGTAGAAGTCAGTGTCGTAGGGGCGTTCGACAATGGCCACCTCGAGACGATTACGCATGTACTCGTAATCATACGTCAAGTTACCGGCTGTGATCAGATGACCGAAGAGATGTCCGACGGACGAGTGATTGACCTTAGGGATCATCTTCCACTTGGTCGGGCGGAAGAGGGGGGAGACGGTGGGAGAACCGGCGAGCAGTGAATCGTCACCACCGAACGCTTGAGGCGTGTGGCGGATGCCGGTGTACATCGCGTTGGTGACCGCAAGATTGCCCAGCGTGTTGAGCAGGAACGTGTAGCGGTTACCGGAGTGTTGCATGAGGCGTAGATTACCACCGAAGAAACGGGTGGTGGAAGCCTCACGGACAAACGTGTCGATGTAGTCGGCGGGGAAACCGAGCTGCTGGAACATCCAAGCATAGAAGGCGAAGAAGGGGCCATCAATGCTGGAGTCCCAGGCGGTGAAATCAGTCTCCGTGAACCCATCAGCGGACTTGAGGAACGTGCTGGTGAAATTAGCAAGGTCCTCAGTGGTGCGGCGAAGGTGCAGGTAGACGTGCTCGGGGCATTCCTCCAACACAACCTTTTCCAGGCACAACGCGTAAACAGCGTCGCGGAAGGTCTTAGTGGCGGGGAAGGAAGTGACGATTTGACCAGCCGAGGCATTGCCACCCCATTTCTCATTCTTACGCACAACCTGGGACTTGAGGAAAGTCTTGGTGAACGTAAGATCCCAGTCAACATCCTGCACAAGGAGGGAGCGTTGAACATCCTTAAGTGTTTTCTTGGAACACCAGGAGTCAAGAACTTCTTCGGTGCAGAGATCAAGCAGCGATGAAAAATCGCGGCGCTTGTTGAACCGGGGGAATTGGGAGAGGAAACCAGCACGCAACTGGTGAAAACGGCTCGACTGCCGGGCGCGAACGATTGACGCGATATTGTCACCGGCAGATGCGAGATGTAGTCGCTTGGCGTAGGAGGCAGCCTCAGTAGCGCGGTCGGCCCGACCGTGGTGGAGGGCACCGGGATGTTTGTGACCGGGGAATTGCTCAGAAACAACCTTGCCAACGGAGAATTCGCGAACAGAAGCGTCGCGAAAGTCGGGTTGGGTGAAGTTGTTGATGGGGTCAAAAGCCATCTCGGGAACCGGAACGGTTGCAGTGACAGGGGGGTTGCTAGCAGCACGTGCGATACGTGTGACCAAGGGATAGTAAAATGACAACTGATGCATGGCCGCATCAGTGGTGTAAAGACCATCCTCGGGGATACCAGCCGAGTCATTGTAACCGACAAAAGGGAGGGCAGCACCGGTGCGGAGGGAGGGAATACGAGAACGAATGTATTCCGCAACGGTGCGCGCGATAATGTGATCTGGGTCATCAGCGGCGGTGAGACACGCACGGCGAGTAGATGCCGACATGTGCACCATGGCAGAGAGTATCGTCGATGAACCCCAGAGGCCGGCGCGGGGGGGGGAGAGTGGCGTGATCAAAAACCAGGAAACAGTCGGTCTTGTTTCGGGTGAGGCCAACGACTGCAGGGGCATCGGTCATGGAGGATGACATACCGCCGAGGTCGAGTGCAACCTGACCATCCAGGTCAAGCCCTTGGGAAAAGGACGTGACGAAGGCAAGGGTACCACCATTGCATTTGGTTTCGAC